TAAATGTCATTCCAGACATTGCAAGTTTTGACTTAAAGAATTTTTGCATTTCACTTGGCATAATGTAAAACCTCCTTTTGTTGGATTGTACCACAAAAAATAAAATTATTCAATAGGGTGTAAAAATATTTGAAAATGTATTGATTTATAATTCGATATAGTATATAATTACACTATAACAAATTATTTTAGGAGGTACGGAAAATGAAAATAGGATATGCAAGGGTAAGCGATAGAGGACAGAACTTAGCAAGACAGTTGGAAGCATTAGAAGCGGCTGGGTGCGAAAAAGTTTTTACAGACAAAATATCTGGGAAGAATTTTGACAGACCAGAATACCAGAAGATGATTTCCGAGCTGACAAGTGATGATGTCCTTATAATTCTTTCGATTGACAGGCTTGGGAGAAATTACAACGAGGTTACGGAAGAATGGAGGAAGGTCACAAAAGAGATTAAGGCAGATGTCAAAGTTTTGGATATGCCTCTTCTTGACACAACAGTAGGCAGAACTGGGGATATAACAGATACATTCATAGCAGACCTTGTATTGCAGATACTCTCTTATGTTGCAAATCTGGAGAGGGAACACATCAGAGAAAGGCAGAGAGAGGGCGTTGAAATTGCAAAAAGAGAGGGCAAATTCAAAAATTGTGGAAGAAAGAAAAAAGAAGTTGACGAAAAACTATTTGATGAAATTCTTGAATTATACAAACGTGAGGAAATATCAAAAGCTGAATTTGCAAGAAGGATGAGCATATCAAGACCGAAACTTGATAATTTGCTTAAAGAGAGATTGGAGGGTTAGGTCTATGAAAATTTACGGATATGTTCGAGTAAGCACCACCGACCAATGCAAAGGAAAAAGCATAGAATCACAAGAAAATGACATTAGAGAATATTGCAAACTATGTGGAAAAGAACTGAATGGCATATTTTCTGACATAGCGGTTTCTGGAATAATTTATGAGAGGGACGGTCTGATTTCTATGCTTGACAATTTGGCAGAGAATGAACCTTGCCTGATAGTTGTTCAATCAGTTGACAGGCTATGGAGAAATGAAGCCGTTATGTCAAAAATAAAGAATAGAATCAAAAATGCTAATGCAGATGTAGTTAGCATTATGCAACCTTTATATTCAATATACAGAAAAACAGATTTGATAGACACTTATAATTCAAATTTGGATTTTTCGGCAGAAGAAAGCAGAAAAGAGATTAACATTAAATTTGCTAAAGCAAGAAGAGTAAAAGCGCAATCAGGAAATAAACCTTGCGGAACAGCCCCTTATGGTTATAAATGGCAGGGTAACATTGTTATTGATTTTAACAACAATCTGACAGTACAAGACATATTCAAACAGTACATTGAGCTACAAAGCCTTGCAAAAGTAAAATCATATTGTGATGAAAAAGGTTACAAGACATCTACTGGAAAAGATTTTAGCCGAGTAGCAATCAAAAATATTATCGAGAATGATTTTTATATTGGCGTTGTGACCTATGCAGGAAAGAAGATTGACGGAGAGCATGAGCCGATAATTGAAAAATCTGTTTTTGATAAGGCAAATGAAATTCTGAAAAGGTAGGTGAATGATATGGTTTATGGTTATGTGAACAAGTTTAAGGGGGAAAACAAGGAATTTCTTTCCAACAAAAGCATTGATAAGATTATATATCACAATAAAGCAGGTTACGATTTATCATTCGCAGAGAAAGGCGATAAAATAATTTTCCAAGAGATTCCAAGCGTAGCCAACGACTTGCAAGAGTTTGTTGATTTTGCGAGAGTAGTTGAAGAAATTGGAATTAGCGTAAGAATTGGCGAAATCTTAAATAGCGATGAATTAGACGGAAAATTTTTGATAGGTTTATTTTCAACAGTTAGCAGATATTCGGAAATGCTTTTTGAAACTGATGAACAATAACGCCAAATTCCCCTATAGCAAACCCAAATTTTTCAAAAAATAGAAAAAAGGTGGTAACTACCATGAAACATAGCCAAAACGTAGTAAGGGGAGCAATGAAAATAGTCAGAGAGGAACTTATTGCTGATAAAGACCTTTACAACGCTTTTGTCGCCAGCATAGCAAGTGCCTTAAAAGAAATCCCAGCAGGAACAGGACTATATGACGTAGCAAAAGCGGTAGCAGACAGGATTATCGGGGAGGAATAGAGATGTCAGAAGAAAATAATATAATTACTCATCCATCACATTATTGCTTTGGAAAATACGAACCAGTAAAAGTAATACAGGATTGGAAACTAGATTTCTGTCTTGGAAATGTTATCAAGTATGTGGCAAGGGCAGGAAGAAAAGAAGGTAATTCAATAATACAGGATTTAGAGAAAGCAAAGCAGTACCTTGAGTTTGAGATTGAAAATTTGAAAAAAGAAAATTAAAAGACCTCGTGGCAGACAAAAAGAACAAAGTAACGCTATTGAAAAATGAGTTAATTGCGAGAGGTGCAAAATAAAGTTGGGAATATGCGCCAATTATAGGAATAACTTTATTAGAACCGGAAATTTGGAAAGAAAACTATTTTTCCTCCCAAACTATACGAAAGCCAATTATATCAGCAATGTCCAAAGCCTCTTGATATTTAAGAGTACCTCTTTTTGGACGCATAGCCACGAAAATGTAGGCAAAAAATGGACGATTTTAATTTCATTTAGAATTAAAGCAAATAAAAAATAAGTTTTTTAATTGAAAATAGGAGTTGATTTTTTTACTATAAGTAATGTGAAACTCAAACCATATCTTTTTCGGAGGAATGACCGTGATAGTCGGTATTTAAAAATATTTTTGAGGTGCTTAATGGAATTTTTGTTTTATTTTCTTTGCGGAATTTTATACACAGAAATAATTTTAATACACATTTTTCTATTGTGCGTTTTTATGTATATGATTTTTAAGTTTGCTTTTTGGATATTTGAAAAGTTAGAAATTGAAAATCCGATTATTGTGATTTATGGGTTTATAAAAGAAAAACTTAAAGCTGATAGGAGATAATTTTTTCTATCAGAAACCGTACAAGCCATTCTAACCCATTTTTTCATTCAAACGATAAAATTCCTCATTCGAGGACGAAAACACGCCAGAAAACGAAAATACAAAGCCACAGAGGCAAAATTTACGCCATTAGCTCAGATGGTATAGAGCAACGGACTTTTAATCCGTAGGTCATGGGTTCGATTCCCATATGGCGTATTTTGGCAAGGATAGTGATTGCAACATGACAAGCGGTTTCCTGTGACCGTTTCCTTGTCTTTAACAATAGCGCAGGTGATTATCAGACAGGAGGTAATGATTATGGACAGAGAATTTGTCAAAATGATTATTTCTACAAAAGATGGTAAAGATGACAGACTCATAAAGCGTGGAGATTTAGTTGATTGGGAACTTGTGGAACTTCTGAAAAATACTTCTGTTTCAAATATTGACAAAGTATTTTACAAATATGATGACAATGCAAGCAGAGATGAAGCAGTTTATTCCATGCAGATAAAGTGTCCTAAATGCGAAAATATGCGAGTAGTAGAAGTTTGCAAAACAAATATAACTGATACAATCAAGAAAATGAAAAGTAGTAGCGGAAATAGAAAAAGAAAAGGCTATTACTTTAGCAGTATTGAATTGCTTTGCCCTAAGTGTATAAAAGAGCGAGACGAGAAGCAAAAAGTCGAAGCTGAAAAGAATAGCAAGGAATTTAGAGAAGAACGAAAGAAAAAGAATGAGGATTACATAAGCATAAATCTAAATCCAGAAAGAAGTTTTAAGGACGGAATTTCGGCAGATGTAAAAATTTACACCATAATGAAAGGGCGAAATTTATTTGAGCGAAACTATTTCCTTGATGATGAAAAAATAAAGAATGTTGTTCGGAATATGGATTACAAAGATTTTCTTAAAACTCCATATTGGGACGGCGTAAGGAATTATAAACTCAAAAAAGCAAGATATTGTTGCGAATTATGCAAATTAAAAGGCGTTTTGAATGTTCACCACAAAAGCTATGAAAATCACGGACTGGAACACAGAGAAAATATAGCTGATAGTGACCTCATTGTTTTGTGCAGAAATTGTCACGAGAAATTCCATGACAAATTAGCAGAAAGAGAGGTGGCTGTATGTCAGTAATCAGGGTTCAAAAAAGCAAAAACTTCACAGTAATGAGCAATACGCATCTTTTTGACAAGAATTTGAGCTTGAAGGCAGCAGGACTTCTTTCCAAGATACTTGCATTGCCAGATAACTGGAACTATTCGATAAAAGGTCTATGTGCAATATGCAAGGAAAACGAAACAGCAGTAAAATCCGCCCTTAATGAGTTGAGGGATAGAAGATATGTTATTGTGGAGAGAATAGAGCCAAGCAAAGAAACGGGCGGAAGAATACAGTACGAATATTTTGTTTATGAACAGCCACAAGGGGAAGAAAATAAAAAAGTAGATGTAAAAGAAGCATATAAAGCCAAACAAGAGAAAGTAAATCAATCCATAGAAAAACAAGGGTTAGAAAATCTAGGGGTTGACGACCTATCGGTAGAAAATCAGGGGGACATATTAAATACTAATATATCAAGTACTAATAAATCAAATACTGAATTACCAAGTACTGATGGATTAAGTACTGATAATAAATATGCTTTTTCAGATAAATCTTCAAAAGAGAATAATATATATGCTTCCGCTTCGGAGAAACAGGAAGAGGAGCAGAAGCCCAAAAAGAAAAGCCGATACATTCCAAAAGACTACACCGAAGAACAGTTAAGGGAACATATCAAGCCTGTCATTGACAGATACATAGACGATAATAGTTACGGACTGAATAAGGACGAGCTTAAAAACAATCTCCTTGAAATCATAACGGAGTTTCACAGGGAATACGAAAAGAAGTTTGGAGAAAAGCACCGCATACTGGCAGATGTGAGTTATGAGAATATCGCAGAAAGGTTTTTGAATCCGCCGGACATTTTAGATACGGTTTATGATGTTGAGGCTTACTCTGCTATGATAGAACAATATTTTATCGTGGAGTTTAACAAGCGAAAGAAATATAAAAAGCCGATTGAGATAAGTTTGTCACATTTTATGTCGGATGAAATCAGAGGACATTTGTACTGGCAGACTTGCGTGTAGGATTCAAGAAAGCGGAGGATTGATTTATGATACCTTGTTCAAATTGCAAACACTTTACAACAGATTATGAGTATGACGGTGAGGACGAATACGAAGTTCCGGTATGCGAAAAGAAAATGCCATTGTGCTTACAAGACGGAACAGAGTGCGAAAAACAAATTCCGTGGAAAAGAAAAAGTTGCAACGAATGGAGCAAATGGTTTGAAGAAAAAGTGGGGGAATAAGCCATGCGGGCATTTTTAAAATTTCTAACAAAACTAAAAAGATTTTGGAAATTATACAAAGATTATGAATATGACGGAGAAACGTTAGAATTTATCATAGAGAATTATCAAGATGTATTGCAGAACAGGACAGCGCTAATGAGTAAGCCTACATATTATGCAAAAGATGTAATAGGGCAGATTGATAAATGGTATGAGGAAAATCCAGAGTACAAAAAAGGATTTAAAGCGTTGGAAACCGTAGAAGAAATCGAACATTTTCTTGAAGCGGAGATTTGGCAGACGGAGGAGCGATTGAAAGAACCGTGCTATATATTTGATGGCATAGAAGTTTCCGCAGAACAGGCACGGGAATTAAACAAAAGCCATATAAGGTTCTGCAAAGGAATATTGCGGATAATTGAGAAAGCGGAGGGATAGGTCAATGTGTGAATTTTGCGAAAATGAAAAAATAATAAAAAGCTGTAATTTTTGCGAAGAAGCCAATATGAGGGTAGCGGGAACGACTCTTGATGTGCAGGGAAATAAGGAAAAGTTTAATCTATTCAAGAGAATCTATGAGCCAAGATTTATTATCAGGTATTGTCCGATGTGCGGCAGAAAGTTAAGCGAGGTATCGAAAAATGAATAAATCAGATTTAGAAAAAATGCAAAAATGTCAGGAAGAATACGAGAAGTTTTTGAAAGAAAGCCCTTTACATAGCGAAATGGAAAGGATTGCAGAAGATATTATAAAAAGGCGTAATATTGATATGGCTATGGAGTTCGCAAGAACCATTGCGGAACTTTTGAGAGAGAATGGGATTGTCGCGCATTGCCAAGAGTATCAGCGCACAGAGGATATTTCAGAAAAAAGCATTAAAACGGTGTATGGGGTTATTTTTGACAGCGTTGATTGCACCGAACATGACAGGAAATTTACGGACAGGATAGCGGAACTTGAAGAAAAAGACATCAAGAAGCAGGAGAAAATCCAAGACCTTGCGGGCGTGAATATGCAGTTGCAAGTAGAGAGGAATGAGTTAAGGCAGAAAGTTGAAAATTTGCAAGAACAAATCTCCAAACTTGAATCCGAGTTATCCGTCAAGGAAAATCTGCTGAAAATCAAGGATGGGTTGTGCGGAGAAAAATCTGATTACGAAAAACTGATGGAAGAACTATTGAGTTATGAGCCGACAAACAAAGAAGATGATATTGCTCAATCCAATTATTATTGCCTTAGAACCTGGGCTAATAGCAGCAAAAGGGAGAAGCGTATTTCTGAATTAGAGGGCAGGCATCAATCGGACTGCATCACGATAAATCAGTTACATACCGCGCTTGATGTTATGACAGAGAAATACCAGAAATTGAGGGAAATACATGGATTATGAGTATCGCAAATGCTCTAGGACTGACAAAACGATTAAATACTGGAAATATAGATATTTTGAAAAGATATGGAATTGAGGTATCGCAATGAGAGTAATCCTAAAAGACAACGTATACGAAATGAACAGAAAACAGTTCCGCGGTGTTCTGGATATTGCAAAGAAATCTGTAAAGATGGGAATTTACGCAGTTGAGAAAGACGGAATTGCAGAAATGAAAAATGAAACCTTTGACAGAAAAGAGGATTTCATAAAATCAGTTGCGGAATATGAAAAGAACGGATTTAAGGTGTATTACAATTCATAGAAAGGAAAAACAAAATGTCGGTAAGCAATGATAGCTATTATAAACCAGATGAAGCCTTACATGAACTTATGATACAGGAAACTATCGTCAACGTGGCGGTTGATGTACAGGCATTGCTTAGAATCCTTGTTGAGAAAGAAATCATCACAAGAGAAGAAGTGAACGCATATCGGAAAGAAGTGAGGAACAGCCCAAAATATAAGCCTGTAATTGAGGATATAGCAAGACAGAGAGCAGGATTCCAAGCGGCAAAGGATAATCCGCAGGAATATTTAAAGGCTATTTTTAAGGCGAAAATGAATGGGGATATAAAATAATGAGACAGGAAGTCAATAAGCGCAATGTAGACACCTGCCGCTACAATCATAGCGGAATCTGCCAGAATGAGGAAAAGCGGAAAGAGTGCGTTGAAGTGTCAAAGTTGGTTTTGTGTTGGAGGATAGCAAAAAAATGAATGAGAAAATAAGAGGATTATTTGAAGTTGAAGAAAAAGTTGATTTGTTACCGTACCCGTTTTGTGGTGGAGAAGCCTATATAACGGGAATGTTTGTTTCGGTACATGAAGATGATATAAATGCCTATTCTGTTGGATGTGAGAATTGCGGTATAAGTTTTCAACAACCTTGGATTTATGAAAATATTGTTAAAAAATGGAATATGCGTACTTGCAATTGCAAGAAACAGGAGGAGGGATAATATGTTAAGACAGTCAATGGAAAAAACGTATGCTTCACATGAATTAAATACTGATAAAATAAAAAATTTAGAAGATTGCAAGAAACTACTTAAATTTTTGTATAATTCATCAGTAAAACCACTGCCGCAAGGCGTTGAATATGGTGGATTTTCGGAAGTAAAACAATATTTTGATTAAATGTAACATTTCCGGCTGATAAATGGTTTCAGTCGCTAATCTATATTTGTAAGGAGGAATTTTTATGGCATATTGCTTACCATCATTAAAAGAAAAACCTCAAAAATGTCCATATATAAAAAATTGTGAAGTGAAAATATTTCATGGAGAATATAATATTGGGGATTTGTATATAAGAGGGAGAGAAAGCAATGAAAGCTATTGTTTGCTAAAAAGGAAAGGTGGTTTGAATGAGTGAGCGAGAAATCAAATTAAAAATCATTGAGCAGGCAGAAAATATGGCTAAAATTCTCACAAAGGGCAAGGACTGTGAAATCAGGAAGTCTGCAAATGGGGTGTCGATTGCGGAGATTAGCAAGAAAATTGTTGCGAGGTAGAAAAGATATGAGAGAAATATTAGACGGAAAATTATATGATACTGAAAAATGTGAAAACTTGTGTAATTTTAACAATCATTCCGTTTACAGAACAAAAAACGGTAAATTATTTATGACATGTTATGATTTTGGAATTTCGGAACGAATGTCATGCACAAATGAAGAAGAAATAAAAAATGCAGTCGGACATTTTTCACCAGATGATTATATAAAAATTTGGGGAGAAGTAGAAGAAGCATAGTAAATTAAATTAAACATATCTAAGGCATATCCAAGAGAGGGGTATGTAACAGCATAAGAGAGCGTGCTACTTTTTTAATTTTGAAAGGTGGTGCGCTCTTTTTCTATTATGTCAAATCAAAACCCATACAAACAATCCATAGAAATCCTAAAACAATCCATACAGAAATATGGGGCAGACTATGACAAGCTATCCGGCATATTGGAGATGTGCGCTGGACTGATAAAGGAATGTCCAAATGAACGTGAATACTGCTTTAAATGGTCGGGATATGTGAAACAGGCAGCACAGGCACTTCATATTCAGACAGCAGATGAAAAATATGGAGAAGTTTACGAAAACGGACTGCTTTTTGAAGCCCCCTATTTGGTAGATTCATTTTTCCTTTACATAGAGTTGGACGAAAAAGACCCATACAAGCGGTTTTATTTTCCAAGAAGAGATGTGTTAAAGCCTGTTGTGTCTGCATACCAAGAGATTTACGATGGAAAACTTGATTTTTTGTCTGTATCGCAGCCGAAAAGAACAGGAAAAACCACTGGCGGATTAAGACTTGCCTTAATGATGGGCGGTAGAGAACCAGATGGAAGTATATTTGCAGTTGGTAAGGGAGAAGGACTTGTTAAGCGTTTTTACGGTGGATTAACACAAGCATTTGAAAACGAATTTATGTATAAGCGTTTTCTGAATGTGTTTCCAGAAGCATTAAAGGTAAATCAGAGCGCAGAAGGGCTTTCTATTGACTTAAAGCAAAAAAGCCCTACCACATTTCCTACATTTACTTGTAGACCCATTGACGGTGCAATCGTGGGTTGCACAGAGGCAAATGTGCTTGTCTATATTGATGACTGTGTAAAAAACCACGAAGAGGCAAGGAATAGGGATAGACTGGAATTTCTTTGTGAAAAAGTTACAGATGATGTACTTGGCAGACGGTTAGAAGGTACACCAATTATCATACAGGGAACAAAATACAGTCTTTATGACCCCATTACAGCATTGCAGACAAAAGCTGATGAAATGGGGTGGAAATGGAAAGAGGTAGCCATTCCGGCACTTGACCCGATTACTGATGAAAGCAACTGGGAGATATACAGGCAGGATAAAAAAGGATTACGAAAGATATTCACAACGGATTATTACCGAAAAGAGAGAATGCTTGTATCAGAGGAAACATGGGCGGCGGAATTTCAACAAGAACCTTTCGAGGCAAAAGGAAGAATGTTTCCAGAAAAAGAACTTAATTATTTTGAGGAATTACCTATTGACCGTGAGCCGGATGCAATCATGGCAGCTTGCGATAGTGCGGATAAGGGAGAAGATAGTTGTTCGATGCCAGTTGGATATGTTTACGGAAGCGAGGTATACATAGTTGATGTTGTATTTGACAATGCCGGAGTGCAGTTTACCAAACCAGAATGTGCAAATATGTTGATAAAACACAATGTAAAAACTGTTACTTTCGAGAGCAATAGCGCAGGAGAATACTTTGGACGTGATATTATGGATATTGTTAAAAGCCAAGGTGGAAGGTGTAGTGCAAGGTTTAAATTTAACTGTTCAAATAAAATCACAAGAATGGAAAATGCGAGAGATAACATTATTAGAGATTACTATTTCCGAGATTTTAAGAAAATGGATAGGAGCAGCCAATATTACAAGTTTATGAAAGAACTCACCACAATGACACGAAGCGGAAAAGTAAAACACGATGATGCGCCCGATTCTATATCGTTGTTTGAAAACGAAATGAGAACAGGAACAGTAGCGACAGTTGAAGCAGTTCAAAACCCATACAGGACAGGAGGTTACAGATATGGTTTCTAAGGAAATTTTGATACAGTATTCAGACTTGCAGGAAGAAATCAAGGAAGTCCGAAAAAAAATCGAAAAACTGGAAATTAGAATACCGCAGATTGAAAAAAGAATAAATGAAATTGAAAAAGGAGAAATTGTCAAAGACAAAGTATCTGGCGGTTTAGGAGGAATGCAGCATTTCGAGATTGAAGGGGTGCCAGTTAAGGAGTATCAAAATAGAAAAACGGACTTGTTGTCAAAAAAACTGTTACTCAATAACCGAAAATCAACACTTGAATTACTTGAATTTGATTTATTGCAAAAAACAAACGAAGTCGAGGAATTTATTGCAAGTGTAGATGACAGTCGAATGAGAAGAATTATTAATCTAAGATTTATTGAAAATCTTTCGTGGAATAAAGTTGCCGATTGTATCGGTGGAGGGAATACAGAAGGAAGTATAAAAATGGCATTTCAAAGGTTTATGGAAAAAAATTAAAGTTGTTACATATGTTACGATTTTATTTGTTATTATTACACTTGAAGAATAATTACAAAGTTTTTCATTGACAAATCCTACCCGAAAAAGCACCGTCACAATCTGGCGGTGCTTTTTGCTTGCAGAAAGGAAATATTATATGTGCAAATATTGTGAAAATGCAAATAAAGCAAATGATATAACTTTTGGATTATGGCATTGGAACGGAAAATGGCATATAACAACAGATGGAATAGATGAAGAAATTTTCTTTTGTCCGAAGTGTGGACAAGAATTAAGTAAAATATCAGAAAATGATAAAGCAACTACCGAATAATCGGCGGTTGCTTTTATTTTGGAGAGATGATTATGAGCGAACCTAAAACAATATACTGCCCTCAATGCAATCCAAAAGTAGGAATTTACGACGGGCGGTCAACAATTAATTTATCGGAAGGTGTAACAAATGTAGAAAATGAGTGGTGTATCACATTGATACAGGAGAAACGGAGATTAAGCCGTTGCCGCAAAGAGTGACAGCAAGCAGAATGACATTTTGTTAGGTGGTGATTTATGTACAGGTATTATGGTAAAAATATTAGACCCTTTACCGCGGTTTGCGATTGTAATTTTGGACGAAAAATTATCAAGACCAATGCAAAACAGATTACAAGGGATAATATTGTTAAAGAACTGGATAAGGTGTTATCGGTACATAGGCAAAACGCTATCGAAATTGATTATCTTGACAGATATTACAGAGGGGATCAGCCGATTTTATACAGAAAAAAAGCAAACAGACCAGAGGTAAATAATAAAATTGCTGTAAATCTTGCGTATGAGCTTGTAGAAAGAAAAGTTGCAGATATTTGTGCTGAGCCTATTCAATATGTTTTGCGCGGTACAGACAATAAAAAATCAGATGAAATATCAAAGTTTAACGCAATTATGGATTCTGAAAACAAACAGGAGTGCGACATTGATATTTGCCGTTGGCGAAGTATAGGCGGTATGGGATACCGGTTTATCGGAAATGACGAAGGCAACGGCTCGCTGCTTGACGAAAGTGATTTTGATTTGTTTTCCGAAGACCCACGATATACTTTTGTTGTTTACTTCTCAAATATGAAGCCTGCTTTTTCTTGCCAGATAAGGGAAGATGAAGACGGCAACGAAATTCATTTTTGCTACACAAACAGAGAATGGTTTGAGATTAAGGGTGGTGAAATAACGAATAGCGGAGATAACGGAAACGGCGCAATACCTGTTATAGAATATCCAAACAACTCGCGCCGATTATCAGATATTGAAATGACAATCGCTATTACAGATGCAATAAATGTACTTCAATCCGACAGAATAAATGGAATAGAGCAATTTGTTTCTTCTTGGATAAAATTTGTAAATTGCGAAATAGATAAAGATACATTTGAACAAATGAGATTATCTGGAGCATTGGTTGTCAAGTCAAACAACGGAGCGGAAAACAAAGCCGATGTTGATGTAATGACAACAGAATTAAATCAGTCAGAAGGTCAAGTTGTATTTAATGACTTGTTTGAACGGTTTCTTGATATTCAAGGATTGGCAAATAGGCAGGGTAACACAGGCGGCGATACCCAAGGGGCAGTTAATCTTAGAAACGGTCATTATGACGCAGGACTTAGAACAGCGATTAACGAGCCAATTTTGAAAAAATCGGAAAACATGGCAATTAAGATTATGCTGAACCGCCTTAGAATAACAAGAGATTTTGCGCTTTTGCCAAGTGATGTGGAAATCCACATAAATCATAATAAACTGGACAATATGCTTGTTAAGGCAGAAGTGTTAGGAATACTGCTTGACAAGGGTATTCATTACAAAAGGGCAATTAAAACGGTGGATATGTTCAGCGATCCAGAACAAGTTGCTATCGAAAGCAAAGAAAGAATGGAAATACTTTATCCAGATAAAATTGAAGAACAAACAGAAAATATAAAAACAATAAATGTAAATGAAGAAGTGGTTTAACAGCCACTTCTTTTATTTTATAAAAAATCAAATATGCACCTATGCGAAAAATAGGAGAACACAGCAGGAGCGACCTGCGACAACAAAAGCGTGTGTTATGGAGGTAATTATGACCAGAGAAGATGTAAAGAAATTGTTTCCAGAGGCTACGGACGAGCAGATTACAAGTTTGCTTAACCAGAGCAATTCGGAAGTTGCAACCGAAAAGGCAAAAGCAGAGAAAATGAAGTCTGAAATGGAAAGCCTAAAGCAAGCCGCCGGAAATGCAGAAGAATTGCAGAAAAAGATTGATGAAATCGAACAGGGAAAGCTGACTGAAATGGAAAAGTTGACCAAGGAACTTGAAAAGGCAAGTAACGAAATTGCAACCCTTAAAAAAAGTGCAGCAATCCGCGACCAAAAAATTCGGGCGGCAGAAAAGTTTAAAATAACCGCCGAACAGGCAAATCAAGTCATTCACGATGATGGAACAATGGACTACGACCTTCTCGGACAGATTATTGAGGAAAAAGAAAAAAATGCGGTTTCTGAATATGAAAAGCAGAAATTGCAAGAAACTAGAAATCCAAGCGGAGGGAATACAATAGGAAATGAAAACTCCGTGGCGGTAGATATTGCGAAAGCATCCGCAAAAAGGGCAGGAACAGCAAATGAAAGCATTTTGAACAATTATAGGAGGTAAAAAGAAATGGCAAGAGGCGATATGAGGGTAGAAACTACCACATTTGGCACAGGAGCAGAGATTTTAAACAGACCGCCATTTAAAGGCGTGTCCATGACAATTGATTTTACGAGCGTAACAGATGAAGATGAACAGACGGGAGAAAAGATTGTAAAGGCAGGGACACCGATTGACAAGGACGGAGTTCCGGTAACAGCAACTCCCTGGACTGGAGCGGTAGGTATTTTGCTTGTAGATGTCGGAGAGGACAGACCGCAAGGCACAATCTTGACGGAGGCTTACATACATGTAGGCAGAGCACAGAAAAACAGCGGCTTGACTTATGATGGCGCACTCGTTGCGGCAATGAACAATGCCGGAAACAGAATCCGGTTTGAAGAACCAATTATTATAGCAGTTTAAAGGTTAAGGCTGAATAATTCAGTCTTTTTTTATTTTGCAGGAAAATATAGAAAGGAAGAAAAAGAATGTTTTTATCAGATGTATATAACACACAGGCGATTGCGGCGTATTTCACCGAAACGCAGAGCAACAAAATCCCATTTTTGGGAGAAGCATACTTCCCTAATAAGAAGAAAATGGGAATTGATTTGAAGTGGCTGAAAAGCCATAAGGGATTAGGAGTAGCGTTAAAACCTTCTAATTTTGACGCAA